AGGCTCCTCCCCGGATTCACCATAGCGTGACCCGCCCGCCACGCAAATGGGCAGAATGTTCCGTTGGTTAACGGGGGATGTGCGTGCGGTATCTTATGACGGTACGACCGAGGGCGGATCGGCTTGCAATACCGCCGCCCTTCCCCCATTCAAGGGCGCGCGAGGAAGGGTGGCCGAGTGGTTTAAGGCAGCGGTCTTGAAATTCTCGGACCTTCGTGCCGCCCTATCCTCTGCAATATCAATCCGTCCTATTTCATCGGCACTTTCGCGCGTCGCCCATCCGTTCCGTACCGACTGGTTTCGTACAGTGCTCGCAAGTTCGGTGGCAATTCCGGTGGCAGCCGCCGGCCGCGCGAGATAGCACGGCCGGCGGGAAGATAGATCACTCCGCATTCGCCGCATTGAACTGCGAAACGACCTCGGCTAGATCGGCGTCGATGATCTCGACGATCTCCCGGATGGCCTGCCCATCGCGTTTGCTGCCGGACTCCAGCTCGATGGCGACAGCACACAACCTCAAGGCGCCGACACGGCGGCGGATTTGGGCTAGATCATCGATGGCGTCGACCAAGCCCATGTCGCTGAGGCTCATTGGTCCCCCCCATGCATTCCCGTGCGGCTCCGCGGCTTGCGCGGGCAAGCTTTCAGAAACGCCTCGTCGGCTTCGATGTATTCCTCGATCAGCGAGCGCGCCAATGTCACTCTGGGCCAACCGCTCCCGAGGGCAAACGGCCTTTTCCAGTTGACGTGCTGGCTGACGGCGGCGGGCAGACGTATCTGTTCCTCCGTGATCTGCCGCAGAGCCTGGACTAGGCGACGATGCTCTTCCAGATACGGCCCTTCCTCCACCGGGAACGACGCGCTTTCGCAAGCATCCATCAGGATGTTGACCTTCGCGCGATGCGCAAAGAAAACCGCATCAACAAACTCGAGCCGAGCCCGGAAAAACCGCCGCTCCGCATCCAACTTGTGCCACGCCTTACTGCGGGCCTCGCGCTCTTCGAGCAGATCAGCAGGCCGCGCTGCGGCAAAATTTGGAACGACCTGACGCGATGCGGCAGGAAGGCTTCGGACATAGCCGCGGCCGGGCACAAGCGTGATGATTTCCGCGCTCATGACAGCGCCCCCATCCGCTCGATCGCATCGGCAACCCGCCGAAGGAACGCGCCGTTGAGGCCGTCTTCAAATTCGTGGACGGAAAGATCGTAGTCAAGCATCCACCGCATCGCCGCGGCCGCGCCGGCGCATGTTGCAACCGGCATCGCGAGGATTGCGTCCGCAATCGCGTTGAGCTTGCCGACCTGAATATCGAGCGGAACTTCACCCGCTTGCCAGTCTGTAGATTCGATAAGATCATAAAGCGCCTTGTGCTGCTCGATCAGGGCGAAGATCGGGTCCGACTTTTCGCCTTGTGGCGAAAGGTCAGCCTTCGCAATGGTGATGGCAGCAAGGTTTACGGCGGCACCGCCGGCAAGGGCGGCAGCCGTTGCGCCGAGCAATGCTCGGCGGGACGTGTCGGTTGTCATGGTAGCCTCGCGGAATTTCCGGCTTCTCACGGCCGGGCTGCCAGCGTTCGTCGCTGGCGCCGGGAGGGTGAGAACACGGCCGCGAGACCGTGCGCCAAGGCCTTTCCCTTTCGGGTCTTGTATAGCCGTGGCACTCCCGGCATAACGATGCCGGTCGCGCCCACGGCATGGGCGCGGCAGTCTTTTTCGGCGGCTATCGGGGCCGGCAAGCCCCTCAGGGCCGCCTATCGCGGCTGCGGTGACTAGCCCCGGCACGGGCCCACCGCGGGAGTTCTCACGCTCCGCCAAGCATCCTGTCTGATTTGCACATTCCCGGCAACGGAAAAGCGCCCCACAGGGGCGCGCTGCGCTTTTTGGCTACACCCTACCGGCCACCTGCTGAAAATCGCTCTTCCGCAGCGGAAATGATGGGCTAAACTTCATCCGCGGTGATCGGCTTCCCGATCTCATCCGGCCAGCGGTGTACGATCTCGGTGTGACAGCGGTCGCGCTCTAGGATTGTCACCTGGATGAAGCCGCCAACGTGAAGCGCGTGGCCGTCCGCATCCTTGATCGAACCGCTGGCGCGACATGCGCGGACAAAGCTCACGGCGCGATCGTTCAGGTTTGTGCCCTCGGAGGTCGGTGCATCAACGCCGTGCGCACGCGCAGCCTCTTGGGTCGGTCGTGCGCTGGCCCAATGCGCGCCGATGGGCTGGAGAGAGAATGCCGGCATGGTCTCGGTCGAGCCGTCCGGAAGAACCTTTTCCTTCTCCCAGTTGCCGATACGGTACATCTCAAAGCGCTGCCGGGCGTCAGACCAGCCGGCGACGAATAGCGTTCCGTTCGACCCGAAGGGAAGTGCCGCCTCGTGAAGCAGCACCAGATGCTGGGTTGCGAGCGCCAGGTCGTGGCCGATGCCTTGCAGCAATTCATCAAAGTCGCGGTATTTTGCGCGAAGATGAAACAGCGCCAGCGTGCTCAGACTTCCGATCCCGACGCCGCCGATCACCGCATTGAATTCGGGAAGATAATCGATCTTCGAAGTGATGCCCAGGACGACCCCATCATCGTCGGTCGCAATGCCGTCTGAGGCGACAAGCACCGCGTCATCCGTCCGATAGGCAACGATGATGCTCATTGAACAATCTCCGGTCCGTACTCGTTTGTCGGCACCATTCCGCCCGCAGCATAGCCGCGCGCATTCATGAACTCGAGCAAGGCTCGGTTCTGGCGCGCGACCGACGCGCGCACGACGAACTCGCCGGGACTTAGCCATGCCGGAACGCTGTCGCTTGTGCCGGAGCCGGGCCCTCGCACCTGACCGCCGCCAGCCATAAAAGTCGGCACCGCCATGCCCCCAGCAGCACCAACCATCGGAATCGGCCCTGCGCCGATGCCGCCACCGCCGCCGAACGCGGCCATGACGGCGCGGTACAGAAGCGCCTTGATGATCATCTGCGACAAGTCCCGGAGCACGCTCTGTGCAAGATCGGCGACGGCCTCTTTCGCCGTCTTCGCGCCGGTGGCGATGTCGTAAAACGAGCCAGCCGCTTGATCGATTGAACTGACGGCGATGTTCTGCAGATTGGTGCCCATATCCATGGCGGATCGCGATGCGCGCGCTAGAGGCTCGTTTGCCCTCTCGGCCGCCAGCGCGACCTTGTACATCTTGTCAGCGGTTTCCTGAATGGCGATGTTCTGTTTGGCGGTGACTTCGGTATTCTTGAGTCCTTCCGCCGTGTTCTGTGCAACAGCCGCCGCCTGCAGCTCGGCAACGATTTTCGCCCGCTCGCGCGCGGCCGTGCCCTCGTCGATCGCCGCTGTCTCAGCGCGTTCCACCGCAATTCGCTTTTCAGCGGATGCAATCGCGCGCTCAAAGCTGTCGACGCCAACTGTAGATGCCTTATCCTTCGGTGGCTTCGCGGGCGGCTTATAGTTCGGATCGTTGACCGAGATCGGCTTTGCCGGCGCTGACGCTCCACCGTTCCCGCCAGTGAGGTCAAGGTCTGGCGCCATGATGCTCGTGCGCGGTTGCACCTGATCGATGCCAAGCTGCTTTTTTGCAGCCGGCCCGATCTTATCGGCGCCGGTAACTCTGCCTATCCATCGTGCCGAGCGCTCCGCCTGTTTTTCAATCTCGCGCAGCCAGCCAAGCATGGCCTTAAAGGGCTTTGCCACACTGTCGATATTGTCCCCAATCCATTTGATCTCGGCACCGAGACTGTTGAGCGCCTTGATCACATCATCGCTTGCCCCGCCGGATTTGTTGATCTTGCCGATCGCGTCCGTGAAGGCGTTCCCCACCCGGGTGATGGCCTGAGCAATCGTGCTGTCCATCTTGCCGGCAGCCTTTTCGAGGTCTGCCGAGCCGATCAGGTAGGCGTCGAAGAACGCCTTCGACGAAACCTTCCCTTCCGTCACGAGCGTCCGCAGCTTCGCGACCGAGCCGCCAGCCTCTTCGATTCCGCGTGCAACCGCCTGGACGATGGTAGGCGCACCCTCCATCATTGAATTGAATTCTTCCGCACGCACCACGCCGCCGCCGAGCGCCTGGGACAACTGTGTCAGCGCGCCCGATGCCTGCTCCGCAGACGTGCCGGAGACGCGGATCGCCAGCGCGATCTTGTCGGTAAAGGTGATCAGTTGCTCTTGCAATACGCCAAGCTCACCAGAAACCAGCGCGAGACGGCCATATAGCGCGGCAAGCGAGCCAATGGGCACGGCATTGCGCTGCGCCGACGCAAATAGCTTCTCATAGACAGAATTCAGCTTGTCTCCTTCGAGACCCGTGACCTTCAGCGCGTTCTGGATGTTGGTGAAGCTGTCCGCGAACTTGGCAAGCTCGTTGGCACCCAGACCGATGCCGATCGCACCGAATCCCCGAGTAAGGCCGGCACCGAGCCCGGCGAATGAGTTCGCCAACTTCTTATTGGTGTCGGCAAACCGCCTCTCAATCGCGCGCGTCTCCCGATCGGCGACCTGTCGCCCACGCTTCATCTCATTCTCAAACGTCTTCATCTGCGCTTCCATACGCACGACGAGGGTTTCCAGGTCTGTCTTGGCCACTTCAGTTCGCCCCAATTTCCGGTTTCGTCGCGCTCCACTGCAGCTTGTGCGGCTTCAAACCAGCCAGCCAGAAACCGGCGGAAGGCCTTCGCCGCTCCCGCCGTTCTCACCCCGCCGGTACATCCGCGGCGGGGTTGTTCCAGACCAGCACCGGCATCGGCGTGGAGCCCGCGGCCGATGTTGCTGCAGGACTGGCGCGCCGCGCCTCGATCGCGGCCGCGGCGATGCGAACGCAATTGGCTACACAGTGGTCGAGCACTCCGCCAGGCACATCATCGATGCCGTAAGCACGGAAGATCGCGGCAAAGTCGTGATGCAGATCGTCCATATCCTCTTCAGTCACGAGGCGAAGGTCCAGTCCGGCATACCTCATCGTGCGGCATCCTTTCCGTCACGGGCCTCTAAAATCGCGATGCGCTCGACGAGCGCTTCCGTCATTGTACCAAAAAGATCGTAGACCTCGTTTCGCGTCGGAGGCTTCCGCAGAGCCTCTTGGCTGAAATGCGACTTCGCGCGGGCGATCACATCCTTCACGTTCATTGCGCACTCCCTTTGAGCCATGGCGCCTCCGCAACGGAAAGTCGGACGACGCGGCACGGCCGGCGCACCCGCAAATCTGCGGCTCGCAGGGCACCCATGACAGCCTCGTCATCCAACGATTTCGCCGTCGAGATTATCGCGTCGGATTGTGCCGGGATGGAAACGAGCGACAGCTCGAGCCACTCCCACTTTTTGAACCGCCAGCCGCCGCTCTGGATCGGTTCGGCATCGAGCGCGCGGAAGCCGATCGACACCGCAGAGCGCAGCTTGTTTTTCACCAGCGTCCAGGCCTTGTCGCAGAGCAACTGCACTTCGCCAGGCTCGTCGATCTTGCGGATACGCGCGCGAAACGGAATTCCCGCCGCGGATGGCATCGCCATTTCGACATGCCCGACCTGCTCATCGTGATGATGATCAAGCAACAACGGCAGCGGCAGCTTGAAGCTTGCCCCCAAGGGCTCGACGACATCGCCAACCCGATCAGGCCGCGGGCAGCTCGCGAGGCCTTCGATCACGCGCTGGCCATCGTCGATGGCCTTGACCGTGATGAGTGCGAACGCTTTCCGGTTCATGCTCCGCTCCCAAACGATCCCCATGCCGCCTCAGTGAGCAGCGCGATCGCATTGTCACGCAACCGCTCCGCACCGAATTCGGCAGTGGTGCGAATGGCCACGCTGTTGGTCTGGAACATGGAGACGAGCGTAGTCTGCGCCGAAGCCAGCGCATCCTGCTGAAGAGCCGCGTTCAGCATCTCGATATCAGCTTGGTTGCTGACATCGATGTCGATCAACCCACTGTCGCCAGCAATTCCGGTCGCGTCGATCAGAGCGACGGTACCCTCGCCAACGCCGTCCGAAGGTATCGCCGGCACGCCGACGATCGTGCCGCCGGTCGGCGTCAGGTCGGGGAACTGAAAGGCCCCGAACGAATTAGTCAGCGTCGCCGCGCGGCGCATCAGCGCGGGATCCATCGCGAACAGGAGGCGGCTTTCGACAGTCGGCTCGACTGCTTCCAGCAGCGCCGCGATATCCTCCACCGCATCGGCGGCATCTGCGCCCGCGCTCGAAACTGAAACTGTCGAGCTATCGATGATGCTGTCGAAAAACGAAGCATCGACGACAGCCGTAATGCCGCGGCGCAGAGCAGCGGTGAGGTTTTGTTCGGCGCGCGAGTTCGCCAGTAATTGCTCGGTCGTGACCAGCAGCGCCGCCGCAAGGCGAGGCCCGACCACGGCATTGCTCAGCGTGCCGCGCGTCAACGGGATCGGCTTGCCCTCGCCGATCACCCAGGCGGTAACGTCGGCGGCCAGCATCGAAACCCGATGCTGAAACGGCAGCCGCACCATGCCGTCTTCCAGCAGCGTATAAAACACGCTGCGGTTGCGCAGGCCCTGCAGGAAGGCGCCGACGATAACCTGCGCATCGACAAGCGTGCTGTCGGTGAGATTGATCGCGGTGACGGCGGACTTCACCCGTTCGCTGCATGGGAAAAACTTCGCAATCTCACTGTTGGTGGAATGACGGAGCTTCGCCAGGCCTTTGATGCGGGCGATTTGCGCCAGGCCGGCGGCTTCGGCCGGCGCAACTGGGGTGGCGATAACGGTCCGGACGGTCATGGGGCGATGCTCTCTCCGATGCTGATTTGTTCCGAACCTACTCGCGCTTTTCGAGGCGTGTTGTAACGCGTTACACATCGACGCTCACCGCCACCATGCGCGAGAGAAGCCGCTCGATCGCGCGCCTCACTGCATCGGGATCGTCGGCGCGCAGCGGGTCCAGATGCCCGCCGGCAACCAACACATCGGGCAGATGATCGAAGTCGACTTCGACGCGCATCACGCGCCGTCCCTTGGACAGGCGCTTGCGATGTCGGCGCACGCGCTCGGCCGCCGGTGTCATCGGCCGCCTCGGTAAAAAATACCCGGACGCGCGGGCGTCAGGTGGTCATGCGTAATCGGTAGTATCGCGTTGATTTCTTTGATTTCGCTCTGGAAATCAAAACTCAAGCTCGCAGGAAAAAAAAATCTGCGCGTGAGACCCCCGCAGGCCCGGGCGAAACGAGCTTTCCAAACTTTCGACCACCCCCCCCCCGGGGGTCAGTAGAAGCCAGGCGGCGGGCGGTGCCTGCGCTCCTTGCGTTCGAGCTCGACGTGATGTTTCCGCAGCATCGTGCGCAGGTTCTTGGGGTCCCAGAACATCGCCTCATTGCCGGCGTGCCAGGCGACGTGCCCGCAAACAAGATCAGCCTTGACGGCCTGCTGACCGCACCCGCATTGGCACGTGAAGCTATCGCGCTTGAAGATCGCAGCGCACAGGTCCTGCCAGCGCTTCGTTTTGCGCCAATTGAACCAAGGCTGGTTCCGACTGCGGATCTGCATTCGATCCTTGTTGCTCTCGAACATTCGAGCCTCCCGATCATGCGACGGATCCGATGCGCAGCCGCACGTCGCGGACCCAGCTCTGTTGGCTGCGCCACGCCTGTGTGATGGTCTCGCGGTATTCGCGGTTCACAACGTCAACCGTGAAGCTGCCCTTGGCCAGCAACATCACGTCATGCGCCTGCCTTTGCACCGTCAGACTGTCGAGATGCTTCCGGGCTTCCTCGCCGTGCTGTTCCACGACGATCGCCTTGACGCTGACCCAGGCGTCGCCGATCGGGTCGGCCTCGATCGTCACCCCAGCACCTTCGGAAGTCCGACTGCCGTTCAGCCAACGCCGATCGATGAAGGCGATTGCGCTGTCCGCCACGATCGTTTCTTCAGTAGATTTATTATTTAGATTACTTAGGGGGTCGTTTTGACCCTCATCGCCTGCAGAAAATACCCTCATCGATGAGGGTCCAGATGCACCTATCGACTGGGCTGATGAGGGTCTATTTGCACCTATCGATGAGGGTCTATTTGCACCTATCGATGAGGGTCTATTTGCACCCATCGAATAGACTGGCGCGCTGACCGTGCTCACATCCGAGGGATGAAAAATCGGGCGGTATGTGTTGCTCCGGGACGACGGGTCGAAGGTGATGTCGATATACCCCTTCGCATGGAGGATCTTGATCGCCGCGCGGACCGTGCGGATGTTCAGCCCGGACTTGCGGGCCATCGTCTGCTGACTAGGCCAGGCATCGCCCGTAACGTCATTCAGGTGCCGGTAGATCGTGAATGCGACCACCCTCACGGCCGGCTGCAGCGTGGTGTCGAACATCACGCGATCGAGCCAGCCGAACTTGCGACGATCGTATTTCGGTGCGGACATTCAGGCCTGTCGCCTCGCGTTCTCGGAGGCGGATTGCAGCGACACCGGCGGCATCATGCGGACAAAGCCGCAAACAGGCTCATCGCACAGGCGCCAGCCCAGCGTGATGTAGAGCTCGCAGTCCGCGATCGGGATCAGCGTCCCGATCGGTGGTGTTGGAGTTCGTCGGCTTGCCGGCGACATCGGTCAGGCCGATGACGGCACCGTGGATGCCGGAATGCGGATCATCCGACCGATCCTGATGGTCTGGACGTCGCCGTTTTTGACGGCTTGGTAGGCCGCACTGCGGCTGATCCGCATCTCGGTCGCCCATTCCTCTACCGTTAGGACTGCGGGCCGGTTCTGCGGTTGCGTTGCTTCTGTCATTTCGCGTCGCTCCTGTGTCCATAGCCATACGCGAAACACTTTGGCAGTGGGGTCACGATGACCCCACATCGCAAAACTAAGTGCAGGTCGCCAACATGTCAATGGGGTCACTTGTGGTTCTATCGGTTTCGTGCTAGTGGTCCACCGTCTTGAACCAGAGGACTGTCAATGCCGCGCAAGCCCAGCGACACCGTCCAGCTCAAATTGCGTTTCTCAGATGCGCTGCGGCGGCAGCTCGAAAAGACCGCGGCCGCCAATGACCGATCGATGAATTCGGAAATCGTAAAGCGATTGGAGCGCTCTTTTCGGTCGGAGCAACTGGGTCTGCTCATCACCATCATGAATGCGACAATCGGAGGCAGACAGCCAAAGTGGAGCACGCCGGAGAACGGGCGCGAGATGACATTCACTCCAGAGCTCAAGAAGCTGATGGCAGAGCGGATCGCAGGCTTTATCGCCTCGCTGCCTGAAGCCGAGGTGAAACATCGTTTATCCGAAGAAGAGTTCGCCGCCATCGACGAGATGCTGACCCGCCACGAGCAACAGGGCACCGACCGGATAAAGGGGCGCAAATGACCGGACACGTCCGACAGCGCGGCAACAGCTTCGAACTGAAATTCGAGATCGCCGCCGATCCGGCCACCGGCAAGCGCCGCATCCGCTATGCCACCATCAAGACGAAGTCGAAGCGGGAGGCGCAAAAAGAGCTGGCGCGCCTGGTCGCTGAGCACGAAGCGGGCGAATCGGTCGACCCTTCGCGCATCACCGTCTCTGAATTCCTCGATCGTTGGGAGCGGGACTGGGCCAAGATCAACACCAGCGCCAAGACTTTCGAGCGCTATTCCGAGTTGTTGCGCAAGCATGTCCGGCCGCGGATCGGACAGGTCCAATTGCAAAAGCTCAAGGTGACCGATCTGAACGCGCTGTATTCCGCGCTGGTCACCGAGCCGATCGTCATCGTCAACAAGAAAGCGGGCAACGTTAAGGGGCTGGCCGCTCGCACGGTCGGCCATACCCACCGCGTCCTTCGTCGCGCGCTCGGGCATGCACAGCTTTGGGGACTGGTCCGGCATAACGTCGCGGCGCTCGTGTCCCCTCCCCGCGTCGAAGCAACCGAAATTCAGATCCTTTCGGCCGACCAGTGGAAAACCATGCTGAAGCGGCTGCGCGGGAAGCCGCTCTACCTGATCGGCGCGACCTTGCTCGGCACCGGCATGCGCCGCGGCGAGCTCTGCGGCCTCCGATGGAAAGACCTCGACCTGGATGGCGGCAAGCTACGCGTCGAACAGTCCCTCGAGCAGACCAAGGCCGGGCTGCGGTTCAAGAGCCCAAAGACGAAGCACGGCCGCCGCACGATCACGCTGGCGCCGTCTCTCGTCGCCGAGCTGCGCGCGCACTGGAAAGCGCAACAGGAAGAACGCCTGCGGCTCGGCATGGGCAAAGCGCCGGCAGACGGCCTAATCTTCACCCGCTGGGACGGCGAGCCGCACCAGCCGGACCGCCTCACACGGCAGTGGACGGACGCCATGAGGGCGATCGGCGTCGACGCTACCTTGCACAGCCTGCGGCACACCCACGCGAGCCACCTGATCGCGCAGGGCGTCGACGTGCTCTCGATCAGCCGCCGGCTGGGCCACGGCTCACCGACGATCACGCTGGGCGTCTACGGCCACCTCTTCGCAGACGCGCAGGACCGCGCCGCGCAGATCATGGAGCTGGCATTTTCAGCCGAAGCCGAATAGTTACGCGGTTTCGGTGGCAATCCCGGTGGCAAATGCTGCTTTGTTCCTTTCGGAACATCAGCTAAGCGATTGAGATTGCTACGAACGGAAGGGTGGCCGAGTGGTTTAAGGCAGCGGTCTTGAAAACCGCCGTGGGTGCAAGCTCACCGTGGGTTCGAATCCCACCCCTTCCGCCAATCCTCTGTCAGGGTTCGCAATGGCTGCGGTGTCAGATTTGACCGGACGTTACCGACCAAAACGCGCGCCGCTGGAGCCAGTCCCGGAAGGCTGGCGCCGCTATGCCGTGCTCGGCAGCAT